GTCCAACCCCATTCAACGCATTGAAACGTTCCAAGAGTCATATATAAAGCTTCCATGGCCTTGAGTTGTTCTAGCGACCAGCACTTGAACTCGTAGTTAATTTTTCTAAGTGAACCTGTACTTCCAGTATCCTTTATGGATAGTGAAGTTATTCCAGGCCTTGGTTCATTTCTATTGTTTAGGTCATACGAAGTATGTAATCCCTTGAGGTTTCCACTAAATAGCTGGAATTGTTTTCTATACTGTGTGTTACCGTTTATTTTTACGTTAGAAGTTACCCTAATGAATGGCTGTCTACCGTGTGTCCATTCTTGATAGCTGTTTGGTATTACCGCTATTCTTTTACCTAGGGCCTTTTTTAGCTCTTTTGGCCATGGTCTTGATAAGAAACTGCCCATTATATAACCCTTCGTTGTTGTACCATATCATTAAAATTATTTATTATTATATCAGTTGACATAGGAATACGAATTTGGGTTCCAGCGATAATGGCCATTGATCCTTTACCCAATCCATTTGCTTGGGCTATTATCCACCAAAGTGAAACGTCATTATAGTATTCAAATGCCAAATGGTCCAATCTATCACCTATTCGTGCACGGATGTAAATATCCTCTGTAGATCTTTCTATTTTTGGATAAATTATTGTTGCATAGAAGTTTCTGCCTGTTTCTTTATCTTTGCGCTTTTTGCTGCTATCATATCTATTCATTATTGTCTCCAAGAATCATTTGTTATTGCTGCAAAAGCATCAGTTGTACTACTATGTACTCTATCAGTAACATCTCCACCAATATTTGCCTTACTAAATAATATTTTACCCGAAACAGCACAATTAATATAAAATGGAAGTTGTCTTCCTTCGTCTATGTCCCATGGAGCGTTATCGACAGGTGTCATCGTAAAACTATCAAGAACAAATGGATTTTCTTTCCACCAATCTCCAATCGTTAATTTTAAAAGAGGGCCGACCGGTAATCCGCTTTGGATTTCAGGAGAAGTCATCTGAATAAACCTATTTAGTCGTTTATAATTTGCCTCCATTTCTGCTCTAGTAAAACTATATACTTTGAAGTTGAAGCTAGCAGCTCTTTCTATACTTTGGAAAAGATAAGTGGGTGTTGTTCTACCAACATAACTAACATCTTGCCATCCGTAATTGAATGAATCGCTTATACCGTCTAAATATGCTCTGAACTGTAAGGTTTCTTCGGCCGTGTTTGGGCGTTTACTGCTGAATTTAAAGTTTATGAAATCGTCAAATACATCGGCATATTCGGCCGATTTTTCGCCGCTTGTACCTGGAACTATTGATGTGGGATCGACAACAGTATCATCCAAGCCTAGATCTACCTTTCTATCACTCCTATCCATATTTGTTGAGCCACCACCAAGCGAGTTTATTCTACCATAGTTTCCACCAAAACGAGTCATTCTATCTAAGCCTTCCCATGGTAACGCTACAGAGTCTCCACCGTTTGGTTGTTGGAAGTTTAGGTTAACATTATCCATCAACTCTCTAAAGTCCATCAACGGGTTTCCAAGTCTATCTGCACTTCTAGGTATTGCTCCGTATGCTAACGTATTATATCGTCTTAGGTTTTGATTGTTTGAAACATACAAATTTCCAGCTGATAAATCTGGGAATGGTTGATGTCCTCCTGATGTTGAATCGCCACTACTATCGTCTGGAGCTGCGTCTATTCCGTCAATAGCTAGTATATTATCGAGTATTAATGCCTGTTGGGATGTATTTGAACCTTCTGTGAACATTTCATCGTATGTATTCGTACCATTTTTATCACTATATCTGTTACCTTCATCAGGTGTATCTATTACTCTGGCAAAACTAGGATTTTCACCAAAGGCTTGTTTTCCACTAAAAAATTTAGAATCAGCGTAGGTTCCGCCTGTTTGTTCATGTTGGCTGATACCTATTCCGGCATTGGATCTAAATATTGATGTTCCACCTATTCCATATACTGATCCAGGGCCTAGAAAACCTTTATCCGATAGTCTGGTAATTTTTGTTTTTCCCATACCTCTAGTGAAGCCAGGAATTTTTGATTTTATTGCGCCAGCTAGATCACCAAATCCATCAGGTTTTCCAGCGCCTTTACCTCCAGCATCTGATACTGCTAATAGGCCCGACTTCATATCGGTTTGTAGGAATGCTAATCTAGATTTTGTTCTAGGGCTTCCCTTTCCAAGGGTTGTTGCCTCTCCAGTTGAAGAGTCAAGACTAACATCAGCCTTGTCTGTTAAGTCGCTTGTATCGGGTGAATCAAACCCTGCCTTTTTTAGAGCGCTTTTTGCGCCTTGGCCTGCTCCACCTTGAGCAAGTGGAGATTCGCTTTGATAAATATTATTTTCATATCTTGCGCTTCCTCCTAGTTGGCCGTTTAGCGGTCCTAATCCGTGTCTTACTAAATGAATCCCAACGGCATTTGTTAACGTTTGAGCAACAGTTGGTAAACCTAAAGCATAAATCCTGTTTGCACCAATTCCTAAAAGTTTGTCTACTTGCATTTTTGGATTTGTAAGCTGCATTCCAACGTTTTTAGCTATAAATAGTAATCCCTTTGGACTTATTAAAAATTTACCTATTCTAAGTGCATCAAATAAAGATCTGTTTATTGCTGTTCCAACTCCTCCTCTAATTAAATCTATACTGAGTAGGGAACCTTTACCTCCCTTGGCAGAAGGAGAATCACTAAATAGGCTCCAGTTGCTTCCAATATCTCTCTGTACAAATGGCTGATCCGTTGCTCTTCCAAAGGAGTGAACATTAGTAGATTCTCGCCTTAAATCTGTTGGGCCTATTCCGGGAATTTCTAAATATTGCTTTTGTATCTTACTGTCAAAAGAATCGTTACCAAGTTGAGATTTTCTAGCAGATATTGAGGTATCTCCATATGGGCTAGTACCACCTAATAGTTTGAACCGTTGCCCGATACTATCTATTTTTCCTGGTGCTGATGAAGGAATAACCTTGGATAAAACGCTGTCATATCGCTCAACACCAAAACCGTATGATCTATTGGTTCCAGGCGACTTTGGATAGTCATACGTGTTTCCAGATATTCCAAGAAAATCACTGGCTCCTCTATATTGCCCTAGGGTTTTTAAATTGAAGCCTGTTTGTTTTATGTCTGCTATTGAGTTGTATCCACCACCTACTTTTTCGTTATATTGCTGTCTGGTCCAAGTAGAAGTTGTTCCTGGGTTGTTTGTTGACATTTTAAATTGTAAATTTGGCATTTTGCCAACAACTCCGGTGAAATCACTTGGTCCTAGGTGTTTTTTTCCAGTAATAAAACCGTTCATGTCTATATCTGCTAAACCGTTATGTACCTTTAGTTGAGTTGAAAGTTTGGCACTTGTGAATGTCAATGGACTACTTTTACTTATACCTTTAAATGTACTGTTGGGATACGACATATTTTTGGTAAAGCCAGATGCATCTATATCAGGTATACCGTTCACTATCTTTAGTTCAGGGGTTGTGAATGCTGGGGTAAAACCAAAGGCTGAAAGTTGTGGGGCTGATTGTCCTGGGGAAGACATATTATTTGAAACGTTTGGTGTTGTAAACGCTGGACTAAATAAGAATCCTGCAGCATCTATACCTATTTTTTGGGGTGTTGAAGGTAAATTGAAAACTTCAACATTCGATGTTATTGGGCCTGGTGAAAAAGCACCGATAGACGGGGAGGTTTTAGCTAAGGCTGTTAATGGAGTTTTATTTGTATTTGTGTTTACTTGTGGTCCCAATCTAGTCGATTGTCCTGGGCCGGTTTGTATTCCTGCAAACTGGCTTCCATTACTTTTATAAAAGGAAGCTAAGTCTACAGTTTCAAACTTATTTATATGTGGTCCATCTGCCATGTTATGCTCCTGCTGGGGTTCTGCCTAAGAACATGGTTTCGCCAACTTTTCTACCATCTAATTTAACGTCACCACCTTGTTTAATTACGCCTATTAATTCATCTATTTTAGCCAATAATTGAATATTTCCACCATTATCTTTTTCAGTTGTATCTTCCGTTTTTGATTCATCTGGTTCAGATTTGCCAGTTGATTTTGAGGTTAGGTTGTTAGAGGTTTCTTCCGTATCATCAGAATCAACAGATGATTCTTTGCCTGGTTGGGTTACGGCAACTTCTTCAGATTCATCTTCACCTCCTCCGCTAAATACACCAAATACTGTTCCTAGTACGGCTCCCATAGCTGCTAAAGCCATTAGTGTTGGAAGGAATGGCGTAATTGCTGCTAGGCCAAAGGCAAAGGGAAGTAATCCTAAGCCCATCGCTGCGAATCCAGCGGCGATCATGAAGAATGCCGGTCCTAAACCTGCCAGTTCCGATATCGTTTCACCTATTTCTCCCATCATTGAAAATCCTTTAGCCATTTCTTGTATTGCTTTCCCTAAAACGTAAACTGCCACGGCAACTATTAGCATTGCGGCCGCACCAGCTATTATAGCTACTGCTCCTACACCGGAAGACATAATCATACCAAGTATGGCAACTGCTCCAACAAGAGCCAACATACCGACAACGGCTTTTCCAATATCTCCCCAACTAACCTCTGAGAATTCCTGAACTGCCTTACCGAATACGTATACAGCAGCTGCTACTATAAGCATTGCGGCTGCTCCCATAAGAACTTTTTTCATATCAATTTTTCCCAGACTCTTCATAAATCCTGTTGAGCCTTTGCCTGAAGTACCGGCTGCTGCATCTGATGCTTTACTTGGGCTTGGTATTGCTGATTTTATTTTATCTGTACCTGCTGAAACTAGGTCTTTACCTTTTGATTTGGCTTTATCTGCGACCTTTGAAACTAAGTCTTTACCTTTGGCTTTATCTGCAATCTTTGAAACTAAGTCTTTACCTTTGGCTTTTGCTTGTCCTGATACTTTATCAGTTAAATCTGTTACTGGTCCTTTATCTTTGCCTAAGCCTACAAATTTAGCAAGTACACCCATACCACTTTTTGCAGCGGAGGCAATATCTTTAATACCAGATTTCATAGATGAATATGCACCGACTCCAGCAATGATTGAATTCACATGTTCAGCTGCAAATCCGGCTGCTCTTTCACTATATGGAATTGCCTCAGCAGCTAATTCACCAGTCTTTTTAAAATGTTCTAGTTCTTCACCCTTAAGACTTGTTATCTTGTGCTGATTGGCTAGCATTTTAGTCATTTCTTCAACAGTTAATCCGGCGGCGGCAGCGGCGGCTTCTTGTTGTAGTACAGATAAATTTTGAAAGTCTTCTACAGAACCGAACTCTTTTGCTAATTCTTTTACGACGGTTAAATGATCACCTCGTAATGCAGCAGATCTGGCTGTTTCAAGATTAAGCTCTCTACCCAACATTACTTCTGCTTCCATTTCTGCGTTGAGTGAATTTTCTATATCTAATAAGCCTCTACTAGCAGAAACTAATGACGACATTTCTATGCCTATTTTTTTGGTGGCCACGGCAGTAAGGGCCATTCTTTTTGCTCCTTCTGCTCCATATCTAGCAAATTCTTCACTGTTTGAAGCCATATCAGCAAGTATTTCTCCTGGAGCTACGTTATTTGCCTCGGCTAATGCTATTGCGCCGGCTGTAAGGGCGTCAGCTGACTCTTCACTACCACCGGTTATATCTAATTGTATTTTTCTTAACTTTGCAGCTTCAGAAGCGCCCATACCATATCGCTCTGACATGATACCTACGGCTTTTACATTTCCATATGTTACTTCAGAAAGATCAGATGCATTTGCCACCATTTGAGCTTGGGAGGCTGTAAAGTCCATTCCCATTCCTGCAAATTCCATCTTTAAAAGTTTCGTTTGCTTTCCTAAGCTGAAAGCTTTTCCTTGACTTACGCCTAGATTCTTTGCTAAATCTCTGGTACTTAACACTTGACTCGCTAGGAATTTTGATATAGCTCCAAAGGCAAGAAATCCGTTACTAAATACGCCAATATACTTTGTTGCGCCTTTCTTTAGTTTTTTCAGCATATCATCTTGTTCAGATAGCGCTGTTTGTTGGGATTGCAGTATATCTCTCCTAGATATTCCAAGAGCATTTGATTCGTTTAATTCTTCATTTAGGGCTGCTACAGAATTAAATTGTCCGTCTAGAACACCAGTTATACTATCAACTTCTTCTCCTGTTAGATCGTATTGGGTTGCTAAATCTGAAACTATAGTTGCCTGTCTTCCTTGTACATCTTCCAAATCAAGATTTCCAGCAAGTACTTCCTTCATTAAGTCTCGTTCAAGCGATGCAACATCTAATATGGCTTTTGATTTTCCAACCTTTCCACTATCTAATGCTTCTTGAGCCTTTGCTGTTAGTAATGACGACTGATCATATCCTTCAATACTAGCAGCATACAAAGTTTGTTCCTTTTGAAAGTCTGTTATTTCTTTTTCAATGGATTTCAATTTGGCAGAAGTAGCTAATTTAGCTTTATATTCGGTGGCTATTTCCTTTACCTTTACCGCTTGTTCTTCTATCTTTATACTTATAGTATCTAATGATTTTTCTTGTGCTTCAAGATGCTTCTTATATTTTTTGGCTGCCTTTGATCGTTTATCTGAAAACTCACTGTACTTCGAGTACATTGTGCCAACCCTTGTCGCAGCGTCGTCAAGACTTTTATTGAGCCTTTTTTGCTCATCATTAGCTTTTTTTATGTCTTCGAAGTTTGCCATGATTTATATTATAAGTTGTTTATTCTGTCTATATAATCGTTTGTTCTAGGATTGTCTGAAGACTTCATAAGGGCAACTAGTTCAGGTGTATTTATCATCTTTTTCAATGCCCTTTTCTTGGCAGCAGACGACATACCATTTAAAATTTTACCTAAAAGATTAGTTATTGCATTCTCTTCTGATATAATGCCCTTAACCTCTGATCTAAGTTGTTTGCGTAATTCTTTTTCTGTCATGTTTTTTCTCCTGATGTTCGTAGTTTATCGTATATAAATATCAGAAAGTTAGAGTTTTATCTATTTCGGGGTGGTCTTGGCGATGGAGATTTTTTATTATGTTTTTCAGCCTCTTCTTTTTCACTCTTTTTAACCTTTTGAAGTTTATCAAGATAGAATCGTCTGAGGTGTATTGGCATTGTGTATAAATCCGTCCAAGTGAAGCCCCCTTGCGAATAATATGCCATATCAAATAGCAAGGTGTGCAGGATGGCCCTATAGTTAGGACCTAGGCCAAAAAAACTTAACGGACATTGGCATGGTTACTGAGTATTCTTCGCCATCATCTTCGCCATAATATACATATGTAAGGTCTATATCAGGCGATACTTGTTTAATGTATTCTCTAAATTCAATTGAGTCTCTAGATAAGAATTCCGTATCCACAAATTTAGATATTTTGATTCTATCCATTTCTCCGTCAACAGAAACAATCATATGCTTTAATCGAGTGCTTAACTCAGGTGACACACCGGATATTCTGTTTGAAGCCTTTTTAGCGGCCTTTATTGAATCTGCTATCTGTTTATCATCACCGTGTGTTAAAAGCTTGAACTCAAGCATTCTTTTAGATGCAGGCAATTGAAACGAAAATTTATTTTGGCCTTTTTCAAAGTTATCTTCATCAAAGTTTTTATTGGAAAATAACGTAAGGTCTATGTTTTCAGTTTGCTTTGCTCCAGTAGATGGATTGGTTAATTCAACCTCATAATTTTTACCATACGCTAAAACTCTTGCTGCAATCATTATTGCGTTTTTATCACCAACAAGCAATTCATTGTAATTTATAGGGCTAACTATAAGGGATCGCAGTAATACGTCAATAACTGTTCCATTTTTAATTAAGTTTTGAGAAGTAAGAATATCTTCTTCTTTTGCGGTCATATACTTAATCTCAATAGTTCCCGATGATAAGGGGCTGTTTTCTTGATACAACAAACCTCTACTGGGTAAATCTATAGTTTCAGTTGGAAACGCATAATTTTTCACTGATTCATTTACGGCTGGGCTAGCCTGTTGAATAGCTAAATTTTTAATATCTTGGTCTGATAATCTGTCTTGCCCTGGGTAATCTTGGTCTACTACTTTAGTCATAACTCTTCTCCTTTGTTTTTAATATAACATATATAAATATATATTTCCGCAAAAAATAAACAAAAAGAGACCCTAACTTGTAGGGTCTTTTTAAAGTATGTAATATTATATTAAAATTGTAGTATCCAGTAATCACATTGAATTTCCATAGTGATTTCGTTTACTGCATTTGTTGCTGTCCAATCGATTGCACCGAAGTCTGCACTTGTAATATATGCACCTTTACCAGTCCATTCTTCTACTTTATCACCTACTGGTCCAAGTACATTGATCGTTACATCTTTCTTATAGAAATCTGCATAACCATCTCTACCTGTCACAGACTCATGGTGTAAACGTACCCATTCCATAACTGCTTGAGCACCTGATGGTACAATTGGGTCATAAAGTGTTAGACTTATTGCGCCCCAAGTACTTTTACCTTTAACGTATCTTGAAACATTTATATGTTGTAATTCAACGGTTTCAGTCGTTATGACTGGCCTTGCAGCTGTTTTTATAAGATATGCAGGTATTCCATCAACATAAAATATAAATCTATTTTGCTGTTTGGGCTCAAAGGCCGTGAACATTATTTCATTTGGATCGACTAGATTTGCCATTTATTTTTCTCCTCTATATATAAGTACTGTCTTATACTGTTTTTTATTCTTCAAAAGATGCACCTGTTCTCATGATGTTAAAGTCTACAATGATAAATTCCGCAGCTTTTGCAGGCTGTAGGAATATTTCACCTTTCATTTGATTTCTATCTATAACATCAGGAGTATTATTTGATTCATCCATAATAACTTTAAAAGCATATAAACCTTGTTGTTGTTGAACTGTTTCAAGATATGGATTAACAATATTTAAGAATCTATTTCTCGTTGCTGTTGTGTTATTTTCAAATACCAAGTATCTAGTAGAAGATGCAATAAATTTCTTAAGTTTAATTAGCAATCTTCTAACATTAATTCTATCAAGCGCTGATGGTTTAGTTTGTAAAGTCTTTTGGCCCCATACGCAAACTCCTGTATTCGGGAATATTGCAATTGGATTAACTTTACCTTCGTATAAATCATCTCTTTCTGCATGAGTTAGTCTAGTGTATGGTTCAGTAACTGTTGTTAAACTACCACGATTAAGACCAGCTGGAGCAAACCATGGGAAGGCAACCTTATCATTGAAGGAGTATACACCAGGAATTACTACTGACGGGGGAACAAATAAGAATCTATTTATTGTTGCGTCGAATACTCTAACCCATGGGTAATACATTGCTGCATAATTTGTATCATAATTAGCGGCTTGTGTTGTTGCGGCTGTTACACTGTCTCCATTAAGAGAGTTAACACCGTCTATAACGTAGAAGCAATCACCTCTTGATTCGCAGACATCCATTACTTTTGTTGCAAAATTAGCTGCATTCTGAGTAAGTATTCCTGGAGTAACAATAAGATTAATATCTATTTCATCAGGATTAGTTACAGTATCAAGAGCTTTCTTATACGCAACGTATCCGTCTGCAGTTGTACTTGCAAAACTAAATCCAAACGTATTGGTTGATAACATATCTTTTCCAATAGCAACTTGTTTAGCAGGGTTAACTCCATCAAATCCTCCTTGGAAAGCAATTGTAAATCTTTTAGCATTTAGGGCTGTACTTCCAGAAACTTTAATTAATGGATCAGCAGCGGCAGTTGCCATACCATCAGTACTGTTTTCTAGTAAGAAGTTTGAATTATTACCAATTACCGCGTTATCAGAAAGTGGAGCTAAATAATTGTATCCACCGTTCTTCAATATAGTTTCGTTAAAGTTGAATCCGAAATATGTAGTTGTATCTGTAGCTAAACTTCTAGATGTTACTAGAGCAGCTGCAGGGTAAGATGCTACTAAAGAACTAGACAAGTTAGTTACCGCCAATGGGGATATATAAGCTTCATTTCCAAACGGAATTAAAGATTCATCATATACTGCATTTCCTACGTTTGCGTGGCATTCTACACGTATAAATTTAGATATATTAGGGTAGTCTCCACTAGTAACTAATTTACCGTTACCATCATAAGAAGTATGCCTATCACCTATTATTCTAGCGATATAGTTTGGTGAGCTAGGATCCAAGTTACAGTTTGAGTATGATTCTAAAGCAAGTACTTTATTATCTGTATCACCGATAGGTCTAACAATAACAGAAAAGCTTCCATAGTCTTGTCCGCCTATACTTCCTGCATATTTTATAGACATTATGCTTATTTTATATTTTCTATTTGAATCTGAACCATCAGATACAGTATGGAATTTAACCAACGGGAAGTTTTTAGCGTTTACAGTTTGCGAAATTACCCAAGGAGTACTTGCGTTTACGTATTCTTTACCTGATGTTAATGAATTAGTACCAGTTACAGATGCAGCTGCTGCGTTAAATGTAATGGATCCAAGGGATGCAGATGCGTTATTAAAGCTATATCCACCTCCTTTATTGTTGCTGTCTGCACCATATGATTGAGAGTTAAATATTGAGTAAACATACGATGCAGGTTGGTTTACATTATAAGCTGCCGATGGAACATGTATTCCTGGTCCTTTACCTACTAATTTAGGAATATAGTAATCATTTGTTTTATCAAACGACGCTGTTTGGTGTACTGATGCTAAATGACCAAAGAATTTAGTAAGAGATAACTGTCCGTTTCCAGTAAGTGCTCCTCCAAATGGGCCTGCGTCATTTCCTATGATGTCTCCACTAGCGTCTGACCAAGCTTTAGATTGAGAATAACCAAAGTTAATATTTGTCTCAGCTAATAAACCATCCTTTGTTGCGTTGTCGCCGTTGGCTGATGCGTGTAAGACTCCCAATAAGAATGGGGTAGACGCGGCTACTGTTGATCCTGAAGGACCAGTTGTAGATCCTGACGCTATTAAAAATACTTGGTCTGACGCATCAAAACCGTTTAGTCCTAAGACTCTAACGATCGTAACAACACCGGCACTTTTAATATATTCTTTCACTGTGAATGGTACGTATGTACCTGATGTACTACTACCAAATCTAAGTTCAAATTCGTTCATTGATCTAACTTGTACAGGTTTAAATGCTGGTCCTGTTTGGGTTCTACCAATTATTACTGCTCCTATTTCACCAATTCCCACTGGTAAAAAAGATAAGTCGTTTTCCTGTGTAAAAACACCTGGGCTAACTATTCTTTCGGCCATTTATATTCTCCTCTAATTTAACTATTTTTTATCTATTCTGTTGATAAAAGTGGATACAGATATTCATATATAAATATAGAACCAATGTCCAAAAACTATTCTGCTGGAGTAAAAATTCCAGTAGAAATGTCTAAAGATCCTTTTCCATATTTATCAGTTAATTGTTTTGCAAAATCCACCTCTTGCTCTCTATTTTTGTTAAAATCTGTCTCTAGATTTAATTTTTCTTCGCTTAACGAACTTAGCTCAAAATGTAATTGTCCCATTCGCAAAGTTATTGAATCATAGTTAGATTTTATGTCTGAAATCATATCTAATTCTTCAGTTGAAAACTTTTTTTCTGCTGGTTTTTCTTGAGCTTGACTAGCTTTTTCTGACCTGTGCTTGTTTAGTTTGTCTTTAATGTCGTTTTGTAATACCATTTGTAACCTCTGTAACTTTAATTATTAAATTGAGTGATAGCTGGTTTTTCCAGCCAATCCTCGTTGTGGATTAGTTCCACCGTTATTTTCAATGTTGGACGTTGTCGCGGCTCCTATTTGAACCTTTGCAACGCCATAATCTAATTTATTGACCTGAGTCATATCTTTTTGTAAATTATCTGGAATAATATAACCGCTCATCTCCAGGGTAAATTCTGCTCTAGAAGTTCGTTCTTCTCCCTGGTTAGCTTCGTTTGTTAGGTTAAAGGATGACATATTTGCAAGAAATTTATAATAATTATCTTTTCCCCAATATGCGTTGGATGCGTAATTTATATCCTCTATTACCTTGTTTTGGTGTTTTATAAAGTCAGTCAATAGTATACAATCATATGATAATTTTACATAATCTGGAATAACAACGTTGTGTGTTTTTTTACTTTGGGTTCTACCTACAAGAATGTCGAATTGGTCGTATCTATTTCTTTCGTTGTAATTACTGGAGACAGAGTAAAAAAGATTTGGATTATTGGCATCAAGCTTAGTATATCCATCTAGCCTTTCTATGCCAGTTCTCTTATATATTAATATTGGGTATTGTATTTTGCCAGTGTCATCCCTATAAACTCCAGATTTTTGTACACTTTTCCACCTTTCAGGAGAACCATATACAACAGGTACCTTTATTTCTCTTTCGCCTTCAGTCACGCGAGGCTTTATTACGTTTTCAAAATAATAATAAATTGCCTCATCTACGTCATATAATCCTACCTTTACATCCTTTATATCGTTTGTTCTGTTGATTTGAGCAGATCTTTGGTTAGATATTTTATTACCTGCAGAATCGTGGGAGGATTTAGGTGTTGGTCTTGGTGCGCTATTTGCCATTGTTATTCTCCATATAATCCATAATTATTGTATCCTACTCTAATATCATCCAATTGTGTTCTACTTTTTCTAGTTTGATGCGTTTGACATATAATAGAAAAATTAGATCCAAATTCAGACCTATCACCAGAAACAAAACCTTTGTCTTTTGCTGGGTCTTTACCAACCACTAATTGGTTTTGAACAACGCCATCAATTTCCCAATAGATATTGTTCCAGTATATTATATCACCTACTTCTAAAACTATATTTGCAGCTGGTGTACCAATACTTCCAGCTGGTAAAAGGTCATCTCTTAAAAAACTAAACTTAGAAGCTTGGTTAACGTCTGAACCAAGTTCTGAATCATCCCAAACCTGATCTTCAACATCTATTATACAGTTGACCCTAACTCCAGGTTTAAATATCTTATCAATAGACTCGCCATAGAGATTTTCATCAACATCGTAAATAGAAGTTTTTAGAATATCTACTTCAGTATCTATAATTTTATTAACCAACTCTCGGCTAAGAGTTCTAAAAAGGCTAACGTCTCTTGATGATCCAAATAGTGCCATAAATTACCCTATGTATATTCCGTATGGAATTTTATTCATCGTCTGGTTCATAAACTCAGATTCTTCTTGTTGTCTTTCCAAAAGATTTCTTCTAGACGCTGCCTCTAAATCTTCTCTTAACTGTGTTATCAAGTTTTCTTTTTCAATGGAAGCTTCGCTTCTAAGTGTCTCACCATCAAGATTAGTCTCTGATCCCGGAATAGGTATTGAACTGTATTTACTTCTAACGTTACCTAGTAGTTCCTTTGTTAATGATAAAGCGTACTTTCTAATCCATTGTTTTCCAGGGTCATTAATGTTTCTATATAACATATTGTCATATTCGGCATTAGAAAAATCTGTCATGGTTGACGCTGCTGTTCCGTTTTTAAGTGCATTATTTCTATCGGCCGTTTTAATGTATTCTATCCACATTTTAAAATTGGCTTTGGGTCTAGGAAATATTCTTATTCTATCGTTTCTAAGTTCGAAACTGTATGCAGATTTTCTAATTGTATCATTAAATTCTATTGCCTGTACCCTTAATAAATCGTCGTACATTGGCATCATTAAAAAGTTTACGGCTGGGCTATAGCTGCCCATTCCAAATCCATCCAATAAGTGATCGCTTCCATATCCTGTTCCAACGTATGGATCGAAATATCTTGACATTGCTGGAGTACCCTGATAAAATACCTTTCTAACTTCTATATTATCTATGCCGGCAATTCCTGATTCTAGTGATACAACTGCTGGGTCTGTTAGATTATATACTTGTTGGGATTGAGTGACGGATATTGATGCACTATAGTACGTAACGTCTCCACCGGCGGCAGCTTCCATACCATAACTATTGGCTATTGTTAGTAATCTGTCATGATTTGGGGTTATCTCTTTATGAGTAAGATTACTGCCTGTGGGATTTCCTTTAATTGATAAAAGATTTTCCTTTATATTAAAATAGTTAACTTGAGAGCTATATTCAGAAACGGATTCTTCAAAGCAAGTATAGAAATTTATATCCTGTAATTCTATATCTACTATTGGGTAGCCTAGTCTTTTTGCGCACCAGTCTGCTACTCTTTCAATATCGGTTTGAAATGTTGGGTCGGTATCATATAATCCAAACGGAGTGTCTCCAGGAAAGAATGATGATGAGCCTGGCCATATTGGTATTTTTGTTGCCATAGTTATCCCTTATTAATTATATATAAATATCAGTTTAATGCATAAAAAGTGTATAGATTTGTCTAATACGATACCTATCCTGCAGATATTTTTACAGTATTACTATCATTCCATAATCTTCCTGCAACAGATGGATCTGATGTTGGTAAATTTGTAAAGTCTACTTGCGAGCCATCAACTATAAGGGTATTCGACGTTATTAGGCCGCTTGAACTTATATCTCCTGAGGCTGTTATGTCGCCTTTTAATCCGCCTGTAGTAGTACCATCAGCTACATTTAGACTACCCCAAACTTTTAGAGTTCCATCTGGTGATGAGTTTTGTAATCCATTCGTTGTTGGCCACATATTAGAACCACTACCTATTGCAATATGGTCTCTAAAATAACCAATGTTTTTATCACCTTTTAGTTTTTGAGACTGTATATCTACTCCATTAACATTTTCATACGAATATTGTACATCATCATGTGCAACATTAAATGCAATTGATCCTGGGCCTACAGAAAAATAAGGATTACCATTAACATTTAATCTAATCTTATCAGGGCCAACTTCCATCCATTCTTGTGTTCCTGTTCCTGTACCCGGTAATTTATTTCTAAAATATATAGAGTTATGGCTAATAGATGGAGTTATTGATCCTTCGGGGGGTAATATTATATTACCAGCATATACATTTCCACTTGCACTTATGTCGCCGGATGATATGATGTTGCCTTCTGTGATTATATTGCCGCTTGAACTTATAGTTCCTGAGGCTGTTATACTCCCTTTGAAATACGAACTACCTGAAACTGCTAAGTCTGATATACCACTTATCTCAGTCAAAGAGCCAGCGCCTATACATACTCCTTCTGTACTACTATGGAGTAATGTTTTACCAGTCTGTGAATCAAATTGTGCTAATATGTTGCCAGATGATCCGATCGTGGTTTCATTTATACCTGAGTAACCTATAATTACTTTTGCTGAATTTCCATTTATAGTTATAGCTTCACCGCCGTTTACCTTTAACCTGATCTGTTCATCTATTAACTGTATGTACTCATTTTCGGTAGGGTTTCCTATAGTTAGATTATTTGTAAAATTAATTCTAGATTCAGCAGCATTTAATGTTATGCTTTCGCTTGCTATTAAATTACCACTTGAGCTTATATTGCCTGATGCTGTTATGTGTCCTGATGAGCTTATATTACCCACTACATTAAGATTACCAGGGGTTTCAATGATACCTTCAGAGCCAGCTTGGCCCGGTATTGATGCATTTATAGTTGTATCGCCGAATAGATTTGTTCCTTTGCCTGTTGTTCTGAGCCTATAACTACTTCTATTATTTGTTCCATGTGCCAACATTACTTCACCTCTATAGGCTACACCTATCTGGGGAGTTCTTTGTCCCGTATATACTAATTCTTCATAATATCCGCCAACCCTAAAACCAAATGACTCACTAGTAAAGTACCTCGCTTCTGAGGATGCATCATCTACCCTGCTGCTAATTCCAAATGAGGTTACTCCTGCTTCAAAATAGTTTCTTATATCAGTTGACGAACGTACGTGGGTAACTGTTGAGTTGCTGTCCAAGGGATCGTATCCAAGATATATATAGTCGTTGGAAAATTGAGCAACCGCTTTTCCATCTTGGACATTAACTGAGGCCTGGGCGTTGTATCCTCCTCCGTCTTGGCCAAGAGACTGTGATCCATAGAACTGGTGTTTTCCATCCATTGCTCTATAAAGCATGGAGTGGGGGATTGAAGGTACGCCAGATGCAGATGTTATGAATATGCCCTTTGGGGCGTTAATATGTAGACCTCCTCTATATGGTCCCGTGAACCCCCATGTGTTAGGGTTGTTATTATCTGATATTTCAACATCCCCTATCTTTAGCATATTGGCAAAACCGTCGCTATTTCGCGCTCCAGAAATGATTAGCCCAGAACCAGTAACTTGAAGGAAAGGGTAAGCATCACCTTTTAGGGCAAAGTGGCCAATGTGAAATTCTCCAATAGAAACCTTTACACCAGAAGTTTTTGATTCACTAATAACAAAATTATCTACAGTTAAAAGACCATCTACTATTGTATCTGAAAATATTGGAGAAGATCCTGAAATATATTCGCCAGGAATTCCGGCGTCTCCCTTTGGTCCTTGTGACGCTATTGTGGCAATGGTAGATATTTCTACAGGTATATTTACAGTTATAGATGTGTTATTGTCTATTATCTCTAAACTGCCTTTGTTTTCAGTAAGCGATACAGTATTTTGAGAATTATTTATAGTTACAGACATATTACACAGTTACTTCTTTGCTTAGTTTAACCTTTCCTTCCAATAATCTATGTACATAACTACCAGAAACTAGCTCTAAATCGTATTTGGCCTCGTTAAATGTAAAATTAGAAGATGAGGCAGCTGATATATAGAGGCCTATGCTTCCGGACTGGAGTGGAAGTATACCAGAGGAACCAGACCTATTCAATCCAGTACCATCTGAATCCAATGTACTGGATAATGAGGCATATAATGTTCCACCACTACCGTAATTTGAACGTATGTGCATTCTAGCAGAATAATAAGTTAAATCTACTGGAGCACCATTTGAATCTGTCCATTTTATTTCAAAATCAGTAGTTGCACCTTGCTCTATTATAAACGTATATTTTCCTGCGGCCATTCTTTTTCCCCGTATTTCTTATATTACTGATATAAATATCAAAAAATATTGTATTTGATTACATGCCCATCAACATTTCAAACACATTATCAATTGCTTCGTGTCTGTGGTTATCAAGTAGTATTCTTTTGTATACAAATCTTGATTCAGTTATCTTAGATATATCAACGATGGCTGAATAGTTCGTATCCTTTAAATCTATCTGTTGATTGTCACCACAGAATATCATAGTTGAACCTTTCCCTAATCTACCAAGTGCCATCCTTAATTGAGACCTAGTTAAGTTTTGAAACTCATCAACTATTACTACTGAATTTTCAAACGTTCTACCTCTAAAGTGGGCTAGAGAAACTAGCTCTATATCTTCATTGTTTTCCATCTTTTCCAATATTAAAGGCTTATTATAAACCTTACGCATATTAGATCTGATTGGAACTAGCCATGGTTCCATCTTTTCTTTTTCTGACCCTGGTAAAAACCCATTATCCTCTGTTGATATGGTTGGTCTTGTTATAACAATCTTGTTTATCATTCGCTTAAAAAACATATCTAGTGCTACTTGACATGCAAGCAATGTTTTACCTGAGCCAGCCTTACCTACTATGAAATTATAAGGGTGGTGCAACATTGCAAGCTTTGCGAGCTTTTGTTCTTCTGATAATGTTATTTCAAATTTGACGTTTCCCTTTGGGACATTCTTTTCTATGTTTTGTTTTGACATAATAACCTCTTCTATTTAGTATAAATATCAGGGCATAAAAAAAAGAGGCTAATTTCTTAGCCTCTCTTTATTAAAATAATACTATGTTAATCGTAGATTAGATTCTGTTTAAACCTTTGATCATGATTTTACCATAGAATTCTGGTCTTACCATTTTCTTAGCATAACGAGTCATTACTCCTTTACGTGGTGTAAAGTTCGTAGGATCGTAAACCAATGGAGTCATAATTAATGGAATATATGGCGCGTAAACCGCTCCAGTTTCCAAGAATTGTTGGCCACGGAAACCTAATAAAAGAGTATTTCCAGTCATGTAAGGGTTTTTGTAAACCGTAAATCTACTGTTTAATGCACCAACTTTCTGTACACCCATTGCAAAATTATTTGCGCTACCATCTGTATCTACAGAATATCCTGGGATAGACTCTAAAATAGTTGCGATTTCTGGAGAAGTAACGATAAAGTTAGCTCCACCTCTTAAAGTTTTTGCATGGATTTGGTTAGAAACTTTTTGTATTTTAGTACCTAAAGTTTGGAACCATGAGAATTGCGTGTAAGCTTCTGCAGCAGTTGGGCTTAAGAATGCACTTGAACCGTCATATACTTCACCAAGAGCAGCTGACCAGTAGTCAGTAGTATTAGCGCTAGTAATTAACATATCTAATATCTCTAAGTCAATCTCCATTGAGATGTATTCAGATAACATAGAAGTTAATTCAGCTTCAGCATCGATTGAGTGATATGCATTTAAGTCTTGAGCGAACTCAGGAGACCATGCAGCTTTCAGTTTTCTAGTCTTAGCAACAATTGCTTCTGACTTCATCTGAACATCGATTTGAGGTATAGCTAAATCTTGAGCAGCTAATGTACCATCAACGTCACCAACCATTTCATAGTCAGCTCTATCATCAGCAGTAGTTAATACTGGGAATAATAAATCTGTACCTGCGATATAATCAACAGTAGGAACTCCTGTTGCACTAACAGAAGCAGAAACAAATATGATTGCGTTAGTAGCATCAGATGAAGCGTATTCACCAAATGTTTGTTGGTTAAAGTCAGTACCACCAGATGTAGATCCTGTTGCTTGAATTGCTCCAAGTGAAGTTGTATCTACACCTAAACCAGTTGTTGCGCCAACAAACGCTGATAAAGCGATAGTTAATTTTTTGATATTTCCAGATGCAACAGATGCAGATAAATCTGAATCAAATCCAACTTCAGCCCAAGAAGCTGTAGCTTGTGCGATTGTTGGATTAGCAACTGAATCAACCTTTAATGAGTAACCAAATTTCCCAGAGCCATAAAGACCGCCAGAAGGATCAGCGTTTGAAGCTGAAGTGTTACCCATAAGATCTGCGCCAGCGTTGAATCTATGGTTATTTGTTGCAGTTTCAGTAGCTGTTCCACCAGGTCCGTTATCACCGTATTTAAAGTCTAAAAAGAATACTAGTCCTGAAGGTAAATTCATTGGTTGTACTGATACAAAATCTTTTGCAGCAATTTCACCAAATACTCTACGTACTAAAGGAAGAGCAACTCCTGACCATTGTTCTCTGTTTGCGGTACCGTTAGAAGTGCTTGAAGACTCATCAATTAATTGACGTGCTTGGTTTTCTAAAAGAACGGCCATACCACTTTTGTCGTATTCAGTGCCTATTCCTTCAAGAAGTCCAGTCTTTTCCCACTTACCAACTAGACCACGTGTTTGCTGTAATTGTGTTGCGTGAGCCGCACCAGCATTGTCTAATAAGTTTGAAATGTTGTTTGACATTTATTTTCTCCTAATTTTTTTAGTTATAGCAATCCTGCTAATTTTTTCATTCTACTAGAAAATTGATCAGTTTCAACAATAACGGCTCTTTTAGGAGCAGTTGATTTTGTTGGTCTAGATGCAATTCCCTCTTTAATTGTTGCTTTCTTTGTTGCGCCAGAACCTAATGATTCAGCTAAAGTAGAATATACTAATTTAACTTCTCTTGGGTTTTGTGCTCTATCAAGCGTTTCGATGATTTTCATCTTTTGTCCTTCAGTCAAGTTGTGAGATTTAAACAGTTTGTTTGAGAACAATAATTTTGCATTCAATAAATTAACTTCATTGATTGTAGCCTTCAATGAACGGATAGTAGAGTAAGCTTCTTCAAGCTCTTCTTCTTTCTGTGCCATTTCGTCTTCATCACCTTCTGCAACTGTTTCGTCTTCATCTTCGTCTTCTTCTGTAAGTGACTTAATGATTTCGTCTAAATCTAATTCAACGTCGTCTTCTTCTACTTCAGCTTCAGATTCAGAAACAGGCTCTTCGAGCTCTTCTTCTTCTTCTTCATAAACTTCAGTATTTTCTTCGTCGTCCTCTCCTTCAAGTTCTCTAATGATTTCTTCAAGATCAAAGTCTTCATCGTCTTCCATTTCCATCACGTCTTCTAGGTCTTCGTCCTCACTTTCAGTTTCAGTAAGTTTGTTAACAACCGTTAAGTTGCCATCTTCAGTCCCAGGAGCAGATGAAATAGTTTCAGTTTCAGCTTTTTCTTCGTCGTCTCCATCAGCTTGATCTACCTTGTTGTCTCCTTTACCTAGTCCGGATGAATCAGTTTGTTCTTCTAATTCTTCATCGTCTTCTAGTTCAGCTTCCTCTTCTATCTTTCTAGATAGCATAGATTGTAGCTTTGGTGTAAAGGCTTCTTCAAGGGCTAGCTTCGCGTTTGCAATAGCAGTTTCTCTAACAGCTTTCGCATCGGCAATAGCTTCCTTAAGCAATTTGCTTTCAGCCATAGTTTTTCTCCTTAATATTTTAATTTGGAAATAAGGTTATTTAGAACCTTAATAGAATTTTAATTGAACCCGTTACAACCATATTGAGATGGTGTATTTTTGAGTCATAGTCAGATATAAATATATACTAATATATAAAAAGTAAAAAAGGGAACATAAAATGTTCCCTAATTTAAAAAAATGTTAAATAATGTTGTGCTATGAAGCTTTTCCGTTCACAATTGCTGTCCAAACATGCCCTTTATTGGCTCTTTCAGCTTTTCTGTCCTCTGTCCACTGTGCTCTCTTTGCAGCGTCTAGCTCTCTAGTCCGTCTCATTGAAGGCTTTTCGTAATACTGTTTCGATCTAAGTGTTAACATTGTTTCATCATC